ATGCCAATTCAGAGACGGTCAACTTTTTCTGCCGGGCCTTTTCTACCCAGGTTTGGTCGTTGAGCAGTTTCTTACTAACCATCCCTTCCAATACACTCGCAAGCATTTCCCATTGCCAATCATGTTCCAGCTTCAATGTAATCTCCTCCTCATGAATTGCGTCTTTGACATCGACAAAAGGAACTTTCAAGTAGTCACAGATTCCCATGGCAATCTCCAAAGCACATTCATTCCGAAACTCATCGCTCAGCAAAAGTGCTGCTTCTTCCAAATTGTCCATGAATCCGCATTCGACTAATGCAGCCGGCATTTTGGTTTCCCGCAGCATATGAAGATTGCCTTCTTTGATTCCGCGATTGACTTGCTTCGTGTTTTTGATCAATTGATTGTGTAATGCGGTTGCAAGAGCTTTTCCTGATGCAGAGCCAGGATAATAGTATGTTTCAATTCCTTTTGCATTTCCCCAGGATCCGGTTGCAGCATTGGCATGAACGCTGACCAGAATATCAGCATTCATTTTGTTGGCCAGATCTGTTCGGGCTTTCAGCGGTGTATCCTCATCGGTCGGCGCGGTCAAAAGCACATTAATGCCGCATCGCTCCAGATGCGTTTTCACTTTATTCACTACAGCACGATTGAACTCGTTCTCGTGCATGTAGTTTCCTCTTTCGCCCTCCAATCCTACGCCTGGTCTGTCTGGAAACATTGGGGTGCGCTTTCCAGGCGTATCCATTCCATGTCCGTCATCGAGCGCAACCAGGTAGGTTTTCTTGTTTTGTGGAGCCATATGGATCACCTCATTTTTGTTTATTATCTAGCGATGGATAGGATTTATCAATTGCTTCAATCCATCGGACCGCAACAGCTGCAACTTGAATCAGTTCGTATCGCAAATTTGTAATATCTTTTTCCTGAATGCCTTTGGCCACTTCTCCAACTTCTTCAGTCAATACTGCAAGACGATGGGCATTGTCCGGCTGAAAATCCGGATGTTTTTTGTCTTGAAAATTGCGCTCGGCGCTGATTTCTTCATAGATGTACATGCGATCTTGGTGTTTGGAAAGTTCGGATATAAGCTCCACTTCAAAACCCCCATAATGTAATGCATTACCTTTATTCTTCAGTATAACACAAGATTGCTTTACTTTTCGAGACTCATTTTTTCACATCTGATCATGGCTGAAATACGAACAGCTTGATCGGAGATCATTTCGGCATCATAATGGAGCAAACGGCTTGAAATAAATCTTTTGTTGTCGATTTGGATATCACAGGGCCATAATATCGAGTAAAAGGAATCGATTTCCTCATTGCTATGTAAAAGAAATTCAATTCGCGTTGCTGTTCTTGTGACTTCTCCTCTGATGAATCCAATAGGCTCTACGCTTCCGATTATTTCATAGATCGGCTGATGGTCGCGATGAATTTCCAATTCAACGATGTGTCCTGTGAAGTTTTTTGTTTGATTCCCATCAATCAAGGAAATCGTTCCGATATTTGCGCTATTCCAACCGGGGATATCTAAACATGACGGATGTTGCAGCTCAATATATTCTTTCAGCAGTTCCATTAATCATCACCCCGATCTTCTTTGCAAACAAACTCGAAATGCATAATGTCTTCATCATCGAAGAATGTTGCTTTATGACTTACGATTTTGTAAGGTGTTACGTCTTGGTACATATTCTCCGTCAGCAGCATGATCATCCGATCCCGCCAGCCTGCCGCATCACGATTGATATTGTCCCATACCCATTTCTCAATAACGATATGGCCTTTGTGATGGTTCATGTAAATGTCATGTGATTTAATAACCAGTGATTGACACCGAACCTCATAGATTTGTTTTTTGTTATCCACAATCCAAAGGCGAAAATTATGAATGAAATGCCTGAGATAATTGTCAATAAGTTCCATGATCATCAGCTCATTCTTTTTCTTCAATCATGGCGATTCGTTTCCGCAGTTTGTCAGCGATCATCATTGCAAAATTAGCAATATCTGTTGATTCCCGGATGGCATGCTCCATGGATGTTTGTGTATCGCTCAATTCGACACGTTCCAAGGCAACTTCCAATTCAATGGTTTCTTCTTTCAACCGCTCAAGCAAATACCATAGCGGCGATTCTTCCCATCCTCCCTTGTGATCATTTTGGCGGAGGGTTTGCTCCATTTGTGCAGCAAACCACTCCACTTGAGGTCGAATTATTTGCTCAGTATCCATTGTTTACTCCTCCCTTTTTGACCTCCATGGAATGGAGGCTTCAACATATATGTTTGCTGTCCTGCTGCGAAATTTCAATTAAATGGGTAATAAAAGTGCAATACGTAACCGAATCTTTTACATTTTGCAAATCGTCGATCGACGCATTGTTGTCATACAAGCGAGCCAACGACCGTTGAAGATTGCGAATTTCATTTGTCATTTGATTCGCAAGCCACCAAATCGGCGCCTTCATCCAATCACAGCTGGCATAATCTTGTTGATCGTCCAGCTGCTCTGTGAACCACAACAGATTCGGTCTCGGATTTCTGGCTTGGCATGCTTTGATTTCGGCTGCAAAATCGAAACTTTGCTGGATTGTCATCATACTATCCCCCGATTCTCATCGAAAATAGAACATGTGTTCGCGTTGTTCTCCTATTATCGCAAAAATCCTGGAAAAAGTTAAGTCCTTTTTTATGTTTCTTATGCAAAATCAACTTCCCAGTTTTCAATGGCTTGCGAAATATAGGCGATATGATTGGCAATCAGATCCGTTTTTGATTTATTGCCTCGGATCTGCACTTTGCGGCCGACCTGCAAATCTGCGTAATGCTGGCGCCAAAGTTTGTTGAACACCAATACTGTGATTTCATCTTCGGCTGTTTCAATCATCATGCGACAATGTTCTACTCCGGTTTTCTTGGCCACAAACGGTTCAACATTTTGGATGATACCCGTAACCGATACATTTTCTTTGCCGTCCGGGACTTGTTCCCATCGTGATTTCACGGAGACACTGGCGCCGAGATACTGCTTTTCAAATTGCAAAATATCTCGTTTGAGCGTCTTGGCCGGGATATCATCTACGGGTTCGCCGCGGCTGGTCAGATAATTTCGCCAATGCAAGTATCGATTCGGATTCATGACGCGATCAAAGCAGCCGGATTTGATAAGCGCTTCGACTTTCGATTTGTTAATCTTGGTTTTGTTCACACAAAACAGCATTTCCTCCACACTATTGAACGGACGTTTTACGACGATTTCAGCCACTGTATCGGCGCTGATGCCAGCGATACTACCAAGACCATAACGAATCAACCCGATCCCCTTTTGATCTGGATCCCTGTTTGGAATCGGCGTCCATGAAACGTTGGATTCGTTAATATCCGGCGGCAGAATCCGTATCCCCATCTCTTCGCATTCCTGCATGTATTTGACCGATTTGGGAAGGTTGTTTTTATCTTTTTTTCCTTCCGAAATGGTTAGCAATGCGGACATAAACTCGGTTGGATAATAGGCCTTGAGATAGGCGGTTTGGACGGAGAGTACGGCATAGCAGGCACTGTGAGCATAGTTAAAGCAGTATTCACCGAATTTGATCCACTGCTCTTTGATTCGCAGCATCGTTGCTTCATCATAGCCTCTTGCAAGAGCTCCCGGAATGCCGTTTGGGACTTCTTTTTCATTCTCGTATTCATAATCCACCCATATCGTTTTTTTGCCTTCAGCATCCACCGGTATGCTTTCAGGCGTTGGATATTGCTTGACCCTCTCTCTTTGGATTTCCTTGTATAAGTCAGAACCGTAAATCATCAGGTCGATCATGCGGTTCATCAGGACTTCATTCTTCTTGGAAATCCCTTTACGCAGAATATCGGATTGTCCGACAGTAAAGCCTCCTAAAATGACGGAAGCCCGCATCAGCTGCTCTTGATAAACCCAGATGCCATACGTATCTTTCAGGACTTCCTCCAGCTGCGGGAACGGATAGGTTACCCGCTCTTGCCCCCATTTGCGCCGGACGTAAGATGGAATCAGATCCATCGGCCCCGGTCTTCCAAGTGCCACAATAACTGAAATATCTTTCACATTTGTCGGCTTCATATCCGAAATGATTTTCCGGAACAGATCCGATTCACATTGAAAAATGCCGGACAAATTCAGCTTGTTGTAAATCTCGCTGTAAATTTTCGGATCATTCAAGTCAATAGCGTCGATATCGAAATTGTCCAGCCCTGCATATTCCATTGTCAGCTTGATCAGGTCGAGCGTGTCGAGCTTTAATATATCAAACTTGACGAGCAGCTTCTCGATCCAGGTCATGTCATACTGGGTGGTGACAAGACCTTCTTTATCGAGTCGAAGCGGGACGGTTTTCGTTAGCGGCTGTGGAGACAACACGATGCCGCCGGCATGCACGCCTTCTGTGCGAACATGGCCTTCCAGTGCAAGCGCCGCATTCCACCAATCTGGCCATTGATTTGCATACTGCTGCACGGCCGGCTCTTGCGCATAAGCTTCCTTCAATTCGATTCCTGGCTTATCGGGAATGGCTTTGGCGAACCGGTCTTGATCCGTAAGGCTGTATCCTAGTGCTTTTCCGACCGTGCGAATGGCTTGGCGTGCGGCCAGGGTGCCATAGGTTCCAATCTGTGCAACCTTGTCTGCACCGTATTTTTGTTTGAGGTATTCTTGCACTGCCTTGGCGCCTTCATACGAGAAATCAACATCAATGTCCGGATACCCGGCCCGCTCCGGATTCAGGAAGCGCTCAAACATGAGATTCCATTCGATCGGATCCAGTGTGGTGATCTTGATTAAGAAGGCCACCAAGCTGCCTGCTGCAGAACCCCGGCCGGGACCAACGCGAAAGCCATTGTTTTTTGCCCACTGTATGTAATCCGATACAATGAGAAAGTAGTCAGCAAATCCTTGATTGCAAATAACTTCCAGTTCGTATTTCAGCTGCCGTGCATATCTCTCAAGATCAATCGGTTTTTTCAGTGCATATGCGAACAGTTCGTTCCAGCACTGTTTTTCTAATTTCATTTCCGCAGTGTCGCCGTCTTCAATGATGAACTTCGGAAACACTTGAGAGTTCGGGAGATCGACATTGACAAGTTCGGCGATCTTGTATGTATTGGCGATCGCTTCATCATCGTTGACCAGCTCCCGGATTTCCTGTTCATCCTTCATCCAAAAATCGTGCGCATAAACAAGACGGTTTTCATCCGTAATGCATTTGTTGGTTGAAGCGGCAACCAATATGTCATGGATGCGATTGTCGTCCTTATACGCATAATGAACATCGGTTGTGACAATCTTTGGCGTATTGGTTTCAATGGCAAGCTGATCGATGATGGCATTTAATTGGATTTGTTCAGGTATTCGGGTTGCTTGTTTTTCAAGATAGAACGAATGAAATGTTTCTTTGCACTCCTGAATAAACGCTTTAGCATCATCCAGGCGTCCAGCAAGAGCAAGCTTGGCAAACCAAGAACCCAGGCAAGCACTTGTAGCAATAATATGCCTGCCAAGACCACGTTCACGAATATAAGCCAGATCGGTACGAGGATCAGAATAAAAACCATTAAGATGAGCGTCTGAAACAATTTCATACAGATCCTCCAACCCTTGATTATCCATTGCGATCAGAATCAAATGGAAATTGTCATAAGACATGTAATCATATACGTCGTCTTTGAACTGCTGCAGCAGGACTTCACTGCCGGCCGCTTCTCCTTGACCAAACAAGTCAAGTCCGCCGTCGCCGGCAATCCCGGTGCTTGTTGCCGCTGTTTTCATCAGCATTTCGGACAGCAACTGTGTAGCCATGACTTCAAAATCTTGTGCATTACGTTCAATATGTCGTACAAAGTCCTTGAACGCTTTTTCTTTAACACCATACTTTTCGCAAAGTTTCAGGCGATATTCCTTAATGAAGTCGCCTTTTTTCAATCGATCCCGGGTCATGTAAACTTCACAACCCGGAATCGGTTTAATGCCTTCTTTCTTGCAAGCCTTTATAAAATCAGGGATGGCGCCGCACACGCCGTGATCGGTGATCGCCAGTGCCATACTCCCGATTTCTTTTGCCCGCTTTGCAAGCTGGCTGACTTGAGCCAAGCCGTCCATCAAGGAATATTCACTATGGACATGAAGGTGAACGCACATGATAGCCTATCTCCTTCTATTCGCCTGAGCTGCCCTCTCCAATCAGCTCAAGGCTGTTTTTGATTTCGCCATGATCCAATTTGGACTTTGCTTTCTCCAAGCGATTGATGATGGTGCTCGTTTGCACCGCTGAGCCAATGATAATCGTCCCCTTTTGGTCTGAGGATACGATGACAGAGCGCGTTTTCTTGCCTTGCGTCAAATCAATGTAACGTCCTTCTTCCTTCGCTCTTGTCACCATGCGACGGATCGGTGAGGAGTCCGGGCGGCTGATCGTTACAATTTTGCTTGCTTCTACATAGTTCGAGAATCCAACATCAACGTACATCTAAATCCATCCACCTTTGCATATTGTGATTGATTGTATTTTTCTCTGTCACTTCGCGCACCAGATCTCCATTGGTGTCACCTTTAATCACATCAGGGATGGGAAGGTTGTGTTTGATTGCATGAATGATGCTGAGTGCATCTTGATAAGCTTGGCTGCCGAACACAAAAGGGATCGGATATCGAATTTCACCTGTATTGGTCCGGCTGTCTGAATGGCAATAAAAATTGAACGGGCATTGCGCGCATTTGTAATAGCTCGGAGTGTGTTTTGGCGGCAGGTCCGGCACTCGACGCTGCTTGGCCAAAGAGATGAGCCATTGCGCTTTGGACATCAACTGCTGGCCAACTTGCGGGTCGTAATCCAAATGATATTCCCATACTTCTTGGGTATCCTTGTTTTCTACAAAGATGATGCCTTTGTGTACGCCGGACAGATGCATATAAAACATCAATTGTGCTCGGTGTTCCGACTTGGGTTGATTGTTTTCCTGCATCCATTTGAAGCTTTTGCTGGAGGCGCTTTTCAGTTCAACCAGGTAATACTCGCCTTCCGGTTTGATGAAGCTTGGGATCCGAATGAGTGCATCCGTATGACCGCTGATATCGCCATACTCCAACTTCATTTCCGCTTGTACCAAGATCCCCATCTTTTCAAACAAGGTTTCATACCGCAAGTGCAAGCTATGTCCATTTTCAAAAATGCGCTGTTTGGATGGATCGGTTGGCATTTTCGGGACCATGAGCATATCGAATGCGATGCGCCGCTGGCACATGCCGATCGTAGACGGATGCAGCTTGCGCATGGGCCTCGTGTCTGTTTTCATTTTTTCTTCGTAGTATCGATTGATCATGGATTCAAGAAATGCCACCCAATTCACCCCCATAAGTTGTAATGTATTACAATTTTATTATAAAGCTGAATAATCGAGAAATCAAGAGAAAATCGGAGATATATGAAGATTCTGTTTATCATTATACCGTTCACGAAAATTTTTCTCGTCGCAAAGCTCCATCCAATCATACCATTCGAACGGAAAAATGATGTTATTGATGGTCAAATAGCCATCCTTATGATTGACTTGACTGAGCGGACTGTTGACATTTGTGATATGAATTTCACCGTCCAATTTGCAAACCACCGCAATAATTTGAGGATCTTTTACCGTATCCATTTGATTGCCCCTCTTCCTCTCAACTCTCGGTAATGGTCGATGAGTCGTTTTTTGATGCGATACACCGACAATGGATGAAGCCCCGTCAATTGAGCGATTTCCTTGTCGGATTTGTTATCGAGAAACGCCTTCACCAAAATGTAACGCTCAATATAGGAAAGATCTTCAAAAAGTTCATTGCAATTGATTCCGTTGAGCCACAAAATGTTACTGGAAAGATCCGTATGCTTGTCGATTTCAAACGGATAATGATTGTCGTAGCTTTCCTTATCGATTGCTTCATCCAGCGGCTTGAGATCGTTAGATGCATACATATCGACGTACTTTGAACTTTTATTGGCACCGTCAAATAGTTTACTGTTGACGAAATCCTTCAGGTGATACCGGTATGCATGATACAGATACCGCTTAAACGACTTGCCTTGGTCTTTGTACCGTTTTGCACAATCAAGAAAGATAATGACGAGTTCCCGGTATACTTCATCGAACGGGTAGTCCTTGTGCGATTGCTTATAGGTTTCATACCCGTTAAATGCTCGGCGAATATATTGAACAGTATGAAAGGCCTGACTA